TATTAACACACCAGACGTTGTAGCTGCAAATTCTACAACTACAGTTGGTACTAACGTATCCAAGACAGTGATTGGAACTACCTTGAATATAAGTGCAACAACAGTAAATACATTATTTGGATCCAATACTTCATTGTCTGCAACCTTACAAGTAACCGGTAGAGATTCTGGAGCAAGATTACAAATCCCGGTAATAATTGTTAAAACAAACTAAGATATAAAGCATGTCATATAAAAGACTCGACGCAGAAGACTTTTTAGTAAGTATAGATTCGGTAACCGCAACCGCATGGTCAACTAATTCACCGACATTAACCACTTTCTTTACATCTTCTCTAACATCAACAAATGATGTTTATTATAAGAATGTATACCAGACAGGATCAACAGCATCAGGATCAGCAGTTCAATTTGCAATTGCTTATGGAAACAAACAAGGATCAGGAAGTACAAACTTCAATGATTTAGTACCGGGAGTATCGCCAACTAGAACGGTTTACGGACAGTACCGCAACCTAGTTTATGGAGACGAGAATGCAAACTTTATTTTTGGAACAGTAACAGCATCTGATTTCTGGGCAATCAATATTGATAGAGCAAGATACAAAGAGCACCTTTTAAAAGGTACTTTTAATATAAAACTATCAGGTTCTTATAACCTACAGTTAACTGATAACTCCGGAATGGTATCAACAGATACTTACTTAGATTGCGGAAGAGTATACCAAATTATTTCCGGTTCAAACGGAGTTGCTGTTTCAGGAACAGGTTACTCACCTTCTTCAGGATCATATGGATTATTCCTTCCAGATATCGCAACCATCCTATTAAATCCACTAGCATTATCACAATCCATTAATCTAGACCCTACAAGAACTTCAGACACTAACGTAGATAATATCGGAAAACTATATGCTGCAGTCTCAGGAGCAGCTTCTTTCCAGTTAAATAGTGAAGAGACTGTAACATCAGATTTTGTATTTGTAAGATCAAGGAATGCAGAATTTAACTACTCAGAAAACCCATCTTTTATCTCTGGATCAACCGGAGACGTTCTATACAGTGCATTTATTAATTCACCACAAACATATATCACAACTGTAGGATTCTATAACGATACTAATGATTTATTAGCGGTAGCTAAATTGTCTAAACCTTTAACTAAAGACTTTACAAAAGAATCACTAGTTAGAGTTAAGCTTGATTTCTAAAATGAATGAGTGCATACAAACAATTACTAGCTTCCGACATTATAGTAACTCCCTTTGAGGTAAACAAAGCTTTTACTTTTAGGGGTGCTGCTGCATTTACAGGGTCAGATGTTGGTATTGATAGATTTTTAGGAGAGAACATACAAGGTTTATTTTCATTAAATGAAAGTACAACCGGAGAAATAACCGTAGAGTATAAAAGATTAATTTATAACTCTATAAAGGAATTATATTACTCAAATTACCTAAGTTCAAGTTATGGAGATCCAGTATCAGTACCTTATACCATACCGGGCAATGATGCAGCAGGAGATGTTTTAGTAGGACCAACCTCAAGCGCAGGAAGGTATGAAAATTACCTACAGACTACACTAACCTATGAAAGATATTTCCCAACAGCCTCTAATGCAATTATTGGTGTTATTTCAATACCGAGTAAATTATTTGGAGAAAAAATCCAACCAGGTTCTTTTAGAATGCAAGGACCCTCCGGTAGTATCTCAGATGATGGGAATGGAAATTTAATTTTAGATTTAACAAGTGAACTCTGCGGTATTATCACATACCAACACGGCCTAGCAGTTATAACCTCAGATGGATCACCAGGATCCCTTTACGGATTCGCAAATTACGGAGTAGATAAATACGGTGATACTGACGATAACTCACACATAAACAGCCTTACAACCTCCCCAAATGTTACTTGTTCATTCTCTAGTTCATATACTATTTTTGAAACACAGTATAAATGTACAGCAGATGCTTCTGAATACAATTTTAGTTTAAACCCAAGTTTAATATCAGGATCAACCGAAGGAGTATTGTATGATTTCGTTACAAGCTCTTATTTTAACCCTTACGTTACAACAGTAGGGCTCTACAATGAAGCACAAGACTTAATCGCAGTAGCTAAACTTTCAAAACCACTTCCGTTAAATAACGTAACAGATACAAACATAATAATCAACATCGATAGATAAAAATATGCCTAATTGGTTTTACGAAGATAAAGAGGTTATTGAAGAATATCAATTCGATGAAAAAGCAGTCGGGTTTGTTTATATGATAACAAATATTGAGACTGGTAAATTCTATATCGGTAGAAAAGTATTCACCAACACACTCACTAAAAAATTAACAAAGAAAGAAATCTCTGAACAATCCGGCCCAGGAAGAAAACCAACCAAGAAAAAAGTTTCTAAGGAATCTAATTGGAGAGAATACTGGGGATCTTGTAAACCGCTACTTGCGGAAGTTAAGGAGATTGGAGAAGATAAATTTAAAAGAGAAATTTTAAAGTTGTGTTTTACCAAAAAACAATTAACTTATTATGAAATTGCTTACCAATGTAAATATGACGTACTTGAAACAAATTCATACAACGACAACATCATGTCCAGAATTTTCCGAAAAGACTTGCTCTTACCCAGTTAAGTTCGTATATTTAATTAATGATCAATCATCTACTAGTAAATCTAGTAAATAGTGTTTTAGGAGCAGGAAAAGCTACATCGGGGGATAATTATTCTTATCCATGTCCTTTCTGTAATCATTACAAACCGAAGTTAGAAGTTAACTTTAAGGAGAATGAGGAAGGCATTAACCACTGGCATTGCTGGGTCTGCAATAAGAAGGGTAAAAAATTAGTTAGTTTATTTAAAGCTGTTTCTGCTCCTGATCACAAAATTCAAGAACTTAAGTCGTACGTTAAGATTTCTTTCCAGGAAGAGCATGGAGTTAAGACTGAAGCATTAGCATTACCTAAAGAATATAAAGCATTATATGATGCTGATACTAAGGATGTTACTGTCAGACAGGCTCTACGTTACCTAAAGGAGAGAAACATAACACCGACTGATATTAAGCGTTATAATTTAGGATACTGCGAATCAGGTCGATACAAGGATATGATTATCATTCCTAGTTACGATGAACATGGATCTTTAAATTACTTCGTAGGCCGTAACTTTGGACCTACAGACATTAAATACAAAAACCCTCAAGCATCTAAAAATATTATCGGGTTCGATTTACTAATCAACTGGGATAGTCCAATTGTATTATGTGAAGGAACCTTTGATGCAATGGCAATTAAGCGAAATGCAATACCGCTACTAGGTAAAACACTACCAGAAAAGCTAATGAAAAAAATAGTATCTTCTAGTGTTAAACAAGTTTTTATTGCATTAGATAATGATGCACTAAAACAAGCCTTGGAGTATTGTCAAACCTTATTAAACCACGGCAAAGAAGTGTTTCTAGTTGATCTTAATCAAAAAGATCCTTCCGAGCTTGGCTTTACTGAATTCACTAAATTATTACATAAAAGCCTACCGCTTACCTTTAGGGTATTGATGGAAAAAAAGTTTCAATTATGATTGAAAAAAACGAAAACGTAAAAGACAAAAGAGTTCAAAGGTTAATCCATCCAGATTCAACCGCTCGCCAAATCACTCTGCAGGACTCTAGATACTATCAGAGAAAGGAAGGAATTTTTTATCCCTCCGTAACTACTGTATTATCTTATTTCCCTAAAGATAAATTCTTTGAAACCTGGTTAAAAGAAGTAGGAACAAACGCTGATATCATTATGAGACGTGCCGGGGAAGAAGGTACACAGGTTCATAGTGCTATCGAATCTTATTTAAAAGGTGAGGAAGTTCATTGGTTAAATGAATGGGGAACTACTAAGTACAGTCTTAAAGTTTGGCAGATGATTTTAAAATTTGTTGAATTCTGGGAGACTTATAAACCAACTTTAGTAGAATCTGAGGTTCATATTTTCTCTGATGAATTAATGATTGCAGGTACTGCTGATTTAATTGTTGAGATTGAAGGTGAACTTTGGCTACTTGATATTAAAACTTCAAACGCTATTCATGATACTTTTGATTTACAACTTGCCTGTTATGCAAGCGGTTGGAACGAATGCTTTGATAGACCAATTGACCGTATGGGCATTTTATGGTTAAAAGCAATGACTAGAGGTGAAAGCAAGAAAGCAGACAAGATGCAAGGTAAAGGATGGGAAGTTAGAGAGACAACAGAACCTCTAGAAGAAAACAAAAGAATCTTCAAGCACTTATATGAGATCTTTAAAATAAAACATCCCGAACTTAAACCATCAACAGAAATATTACCTACCAGCATCAAACTGAAAGGGTGATATTTATAACATATGATCAAGCTTACCTCTCTTTTAAAACAAATCTTAAACGAGGGCGGTAATGTTTTTGGAACAACCGCATCAATCAAAAAAGAAAACATAGAATCTACAATGGAAAAATTTGTGGAGGTGCTTGGGAATATTTTTCCTAAGAAAGCCTCTACATTTAAATCCTTTGAGAAATTAGGGTCTGCTGGGAAAAAAGATATCTCTGGAGACATTGATTTATCTTACGATGTAAAAAACTTCATGAATGGTGATAAACCAGACTTTGAAGGATGGAATATCGATCCTACAGAATTTAACGCGTTATCTGAAAAGATTGCTAAGAGAGCAAGAACAGCTACTCCGGCCCAAGTTGCATTAAGAGCAATGTTGGAACTTATATCAAATAGAGTCAATGAAGCAACTGCAACTATTGAATCAGATCCTAAATCAGCAGCTAACGGTTCTTTATTCTTTGCTTACCCACAGTATAATGAAGCAGGAGAAGTGCTTCCAGAAAGCGTTCAGATCGATATAAATGTAGGAAATCCTGAATGGTTAAGATTCAGCTACTATTCAAATCTCTATAAAGGCAACGTTAAGGGTTTACATAGAACTCAATTACTTGTAGCTTTATTTACAAACAAAGGTAAAGTTTTTAAACACGGTCAAGGAATCTTAGATAAAGAAACTAGAGAAGTAGAAGCAGAAACTCCTAAACAGACTTTAGAGTTAATGAACAAGCTTTACGGAACTAATATTACTCAAGATGTTCTTAATGATTATTTTGAATTAATAGATTATTTAAAATCTAATATATCAGAACAGGATTTAAATAGTATTTATGATACGTTCTTAAAAATCCTAGATTCAACTAGAGCAGATATTCCTGAAGACTTACAAGACTATTGGATTAAAAACCAGGAGCGTTTAGGTTTAAAAGGTAAATTCTTACCAGATGATTCTAACTTAATAAAATATAAAACAGCATAATGTCAGGTTCAGCAGGAGGTAATCGCATACCAAGATCA